CCATTCAAGAACGCGCTCACCAGCTTTTTCAAGTAGTAGTTGTTTTTCCACTTCGTCATCATGATCGTGTTTTCGTCCAGGTCATCGGTACTTAACGCGAATATCTTCTTACTTGTCGGATCGAATTCCGTACACAAGTACATCGTGCGCTCCGTGACCCAAATGCCCATCGTCATACCATTGTACACCACCGCGAAAACAAACTTGCTCTCTTTGGCCCGCTTTTCAATAAAGATGCTGCTATCGTTCACAAATTCGTTATCCAGGGACATATCCCCATAATCGGTCCCGTCAATCAAACGTCCGAACCGCGTTTGCCGGCGTTCGTTGGAAAAATCATGGCTATCCGGTATTTCAATCAAAATATCCTTGTAGGCATTGAAACGCTTGTCAATGTTTGGCACCAAACCAAAATATAAAAAGTACGGGTTGACCACACTCACCGCATTGGATAAACACACGCAGCGCACGTTCTCCCGATCCCGGAAGACGGTATCCATTAAGTTCAACAAGGCGTTGACTTCGTTTGGTAAATAGCCGCTGTTATCCTTCTCGCGGATAAACTCGTCAAAGATAATCGTGGTCACTTTCGGATAGGCGTTCGACTTCTCCGATTGCCAGGCGGATAATGGGATCGCATAACCAGCCAGCTTCCCGTCAATCAGAAATTCCCGTCCCTTGACCGCAAACGTATGACCAGGAAAGGCATCCTTCACATCATTAAAGTACGTCTTGATTTTTTTAAGTTCCGGCTTGGAGCGCCGTAAATAAATGAATTGTTGTTCCAGCGGTTGTTTGGTTTTTGGGTCCACCTTCAGGAATTGTTTGATTACATGTTCCTTCATCGAATACGACTTCCCAATCCCCCGCGCGCCGATCACGCAATTTAAAATCCGGTTGTAACTCAACATCTTCCCCGGATTGTAGTAAAAAGCACTCCCCATTTAGACTACCCCTTTACAACAATCGCATCAAAGCCGGCTGTTTTCAATTTTTCCTTCATTTTATCGGCATTGCCTTTTACCTTATAAGCCCCCACCTGGACCCGATACAAAGACCCTGTCGCATCCGTTTCAGGTTCCGCGGGTGTTTGCACTTTTCCGGTAATGGCTTCCACCAGACCCATTGCAAGGGCCTTCTTGTTGGCTTGATAGATTTTCATATCGTTGGCATTGTCGATGAAACAAACTTCCACCAACCGATAATTAAACCCTTTTGTCTTGCTGACTTCCATGTTTTCAATCCGGTTCCCTAAAGCGGTGGAGCGTTTTTTGAATCCACGGCTGACAAAATACGTGTCCAACACAGCCAACAATTTCTTGTCCAAGGCATCCGGTTCAAAATCCGCATGGATCAAGACTTCACACCCATACGCTTGCGTATTGAACGCGTTGAAATGAATTTCCGTAATCGAATCCCATCCTGTATGCTTCCCCATTGTGCGATAGGCATAGACATCATGATCCGTGATGAAACTCATTTCCTCCCCAGCGTAGGCATCCATCAGCGTACACAATTCTTTGGTGAGGTTGTTCTCTTTATACCCGTTCCCTTCCGCACCGTAATCAATCCGGCCGGAGGGTTGTTTGCCGTGTCCGGCAATGACTAAATGTTTTCCCATTGGTTCCACTCCCTTTTCGTTTACCAGGCCCCATACAATCCCTGGGATAACAACAGATGGATCAGGGCCGGCATTTTTGACGTTGGTGTTTCGGGGTCCGTTCCACCACCGTCCACAATGATCGAACTGGCTAAATAAATTTCAGGGTCAATGAACACCCCGACTTGCCCATCATCGGCATAACTCCCGTATGGCGTTGTACTGATCGCAAAGTGTAAATGCACCCCGGTACTGTCCCCGGTGGTTCCCATCAACGCAATCGTGTCCCCGCGCTTGACGGGTTGGCCCACCGATACGCTATTGCTTAAATTATGCTGATAGGTGGAGAAATACGTGTCCTGGCTGTGCTGGATAATCACATAGTTCCCACGCGCACTATCATATTGACTTCTCACCACCGTACCATCCATGGTCGCAAAAATAGGGTCCCCGCTTGCGCCACCGAAATCGGTCCCCAGGTGATCATTGGTTCCGATGTCAATATCCCGGTACCCGAACGGGCTGGTAATAGGCGTTTCCGGATAAACGGGTTTTAGCGGCTGGATTGTAATCGACCCACCTCCGGAGAACGACAGTTCATTGAAACACCGGTTCGCAAAGGCAATCCGGTCCGGTAAACTGTCCAGGTTCGCGGGTGCTTCATAGAAGCGTATGAAATATTCCGTCAAGGTCGCAACATCGTTGTTGTTGGTATTCAGCGCGAACGAACGGAAATCATACGGCGGGGTACCGTAGATTTTAGGTCCCCATTGAATGTTGTTGATGGTTTCGTAGTTGATGCGCGCCATGTGTGTATCGCCATTGGTGTGATCCAGGCCGGTGGCGGTTGCCCAATCAATCAGCTTCGTGGCAGGGGTCCATTGTACCAAACCGTACCCACGTTCCAACGAATGGTTGTAACCAAACTCCCATATGTTCGGGTTGATCCAGCTTTCGGCGCGCATATTCCCACATAAAGCACAAATGCTGGCTTTATCCCAACCCCAACCCATACATAAATCAGCAACGATCTGTGCGTTGTTCAAACTTTCCGCTTCGGTTAAAATCGTATCTTCTGTTGTAATCCAGGACACATTTCTCACTTCCTTTCTACATATTGTACCACAATGAAAGCAGCCGTTTCACCGAAAGAATGGGATTTTACTCCGGTGAAAACGGCGCTTTTCATTTCAGGTTGTTGTCAGTTTGGTTCTATTATTAGTTTTCGATGTAGTATCCAGACAAGTAAAGAGTTCCGCTTGCAGTGACGTCAAAAGCAGACATAACGCCAGCATTTAGTGTATAAAACTGTAGGCGAGAACCAGCTTTGTTAATTAAACCTTCCAATTTTGCACCGGCAGCCACGGGTATTATCCCAAACACATAAACAGGATGAAAATCAACACCATTTTGCAAAACAGTTTTTGGTAGTGGTATCCTCATTTGTCCTGTTCCGGTGTGTCCTGTCCACGCTATTGATATTTCAAAGTATATCTTTTTGCCTACTTTAACATACCTCCCATTTTGAGAACTATAGGTTGCTTCTCCAACCGTGGTTGCCCCTTGAATTGATGGGGTAAACACCGTAGTTTCTACACCGTCTAAAATATCTCTTGATACAGTCGATTGGTCGTTATGTAACGCAATGTTGTTTGTGTTTTCAGTATCCATGTTTTCACGACTCAACCTATTTATCACACTTTTTGACAAACTGATAACATAAAAAGTTTTTAAATTATTTTTACTTTGAATGTTCAACATTTCAAGGTTATTTAAAGTTGTGTAATTGTCCACATAAAATAACGTTACAGTAGGTCCTATGGCAGTTGTGTCATTCATTCTAATGTTATCCAATATCAGGTTATCAATAATACAATTAGGTGTCCCCGTTGTGCTGTAGGCATATATTCCAACGTTACCGACATTATTCGCGCGAAGATAATCATCACCATCAATTAAGATATTCCTAAGTTTTAACGTTCCGCAATTACCATTAACGGCAAAGAACCTCCACGATGAAACGAACCATTCCATATCTATGTTTTCAAACATTATCTTATCGAAGTCACCGGAACCAATGTCAAGTGTTGACATTACAGCTAAATAAGCAGCTTTTCCGGTTACGTTGCGTATGCTAACGTTGTGTATTTTAGATGTTCCGGATAACAATCGCATGCCCTGTCCACCTTCGTGGTTATTAATGATGATGTCATCTATGGAGATGTTGTTCATGTCACCCATTGTAGCAAATGGACCATGCCCAACATCGTCAGCATTTAAAGCTATCGCATTATCTTCGGATTTTATCCGACACTTTGTTATGGTCATGTTGTCAATGGGGCCCATAAAATGAAAACCATCGCAGTTATTCTGAATTTCGTTTCCGACATTCATATCAATGTTTTCGATCTCGATATTTTTTGCGTTACAAATCAAAAATCCATAAGTAACCGTGTTTATAATGCGTGTCGGTTTAAAGATGAGATTTTCGACACCGCTAAGAAATATGCCTGAAATAATGGAAGTTGTATTGGGTTCTCCATCCCATTTTTTAGTTTGATTCGGACGATTTCCATCCCATATTCCACCGATTATTTTTATGTTTTTATCAATAATGGTCAATGTATTCTGAGTTGTCATATTGGCATTTTCTAGAAGTCGGGTATTCGCCCCATCCGCTAGTTTTAAAACGGCAAACGGGTCAACCTCCAAGGTTGTGTTGCTATAAATTTTAAGTGTCGAACCAATTAAATAAGGTGTAATTTTATAAGGTATTTTAACCTTACCTCCACCCAATGAATTTACATGAGCTAAAGCACGATTAATAGCTTGCGAATCATCAACGTCTGTTAGTTCTTTAAAACTTGACGGTAAATACGCTATCTCTGCCAACTGTTGCTCAGCTGAAAGCAAGCGATTCGCATATGTTGATTCAATTTGTTGAAACTCATTTGCAACCTCTTGCACAACCGTTTGTTCAATCACCGCACTGCCCACCAACGTGTCAAACGTATCTTTGCGTTCCACCTCCGCTGCCATACGGGCATTCTCGTTCGCGATCCGTTCGAGTTCGTTGGCTTTACGCGTGTGTTCATTCAAGTAACGTACGTTCTCCTGGGCTTGCCATCTGCTTTCGGATTTGTTCACGCCTTTAAGTGTTTCACTCACCGTGAGGGTAAACGCATCTTTCAAGTAGCTAACTTCGGTTTCTACGTTTTCCACCAGCTCGTCCAAGGCATAAGCTTTCACCAGATCCGGCAAGACTTCCGCAGATAAGCTGCTGTTCACGCCGAACAAGAAAGTGACACTCGCAATCACCGTCAGATTCTTCTTCAATAGGACGGTGCCTTCGTATTGCCCGAACGGCAACGGATTCCTAAACGTGTAGCTAAATGGCGAACTGTTGACATCCAGTCGTTCGATCAGGACCGTTTGGCGGTTGGCGTTTTCGCTCGCGTTGCGGATGGTTAAACTAGCAACCGTTCCGGAAACGTCCGCGGTGGTTGTAAAGGTTAGAACCCCCGATGCTTCATCGGAGGAACTGAAACTTTGCTTCGTGTCGTAAACGGCGGCGGTGGTTGTGATGTTTAAGGGGATCAGAATTTCTTTCATATTACACTCTCCAATTATCGACTTTTGTTTTGATTTCAGATACCGCGGTTTTCAGGTCTTCAAAGCCATTCAAGGCGGTAGTGAGTTCTTTGATCGTTTCGCGGTAGTTTTGTTCACGTGCGTCGTTCGTTTTGATGACGTATAGTAACATGCCAATAAATAAAACCGAGAATGTGATTTGTTCCCCATTTGTAAGGGCTGATTGGATAAGTTCCATTGTATGTCCTCCTTTTTATACAGCGTCGAGATTCGTAAGATTGCGATACTGACCACTTGCCAACGTGTTTACCTGAACATTAGTAAATGTGCTTAATAAATCGTATTTTTGGACAACGTCCCCGCCAGGTGAGTTCATTTCAACTGACCCGTTGATGCGCACGTTCTTGTATGCTTTCGGACCTTCAGCAAAGAACACATAACTTACGTTAAAATTTGTTGGTGGGACAAAGTCTTGCACGTTCACGTCAATAAGTACATTGGTTGCATTTTCATAGAACGTGAACACGTTTTTCATCACGTTTTGGATGTTCCCACTAATGCGGAGATTGTTCACGGCCCCAAAGAATTCCGCCAGGCGGGCAAAGCGTTTTGTGTAACCATGTACGGCGTTGGACATGCCGGAGATGTTGACATCAATGGTTACATTTTCCGTGCCGGTAAAGCGGAACAAGGAGTCCCGGTTCTCGTATATATGGTAGTGAAGATTGCCCGTAAATACGCCGTCCCGGCAATAGCCCGCAAAGTACCCGAGGCCGCCCTCAATTTGGTTCCCTGTCATAAGAAAGGACGTTCCGACACGGTCAATATCTGCCGTGTTGTCAAACGCTACCGCCGTGCAATAATGGAAGCGATTGTTGCGCAAAACCCACCCGCGATAGCCGGTATTATACTTCTGTATATCGTATGGCCCTTCCTCAATCTGCTCGCGAGGATGATAGTTGATTTTGATAATTTGGTGCGTGATGTTGTTCATATTGCACCCTTCAATGTTGACCCCACGCCCCCATGCGACAACAAGCTTGCTCGCATAGGAAAAGGTAGAATTTTTCAAGTGTATATCAAAGTCAAGTCGCTTATAGGTGCGTGCATCCAAAAACATGGTTCCATCTGATTCCGCCGTCGGATTAATTGACCATATGATCATATTGTCAACTGTGAACATTTCCGACTTCACGCGGAAGCCAACTTGCCCCGTGTAACAAATTTTAGCGTAACCCAAGCCCAAAAAACGCAAGATGTGTGTGTTGTCGGGAATTTCTAGCGTGTTCACTAGGTAATAACTGCCCGGGGTCGGTGGGAATAGGACGGTTGCGTTGTTCTGTCCGCTAACGGCGTTTATTGCCGCCTGAATAGCCCCCGTGTCATCGGTAACCCCGTCGCCTTTTGCGCCATAGTCTTTCACATTTGTTACAATTTGTGCCAACTGTCCTTGCAAAGCGGTCAGGTCGGTCACGTTGGCTTTGTTGTCCAACTGTCCTTGCAAAGCGGTCAGGTCGGTCACGTTGGCTTTGTTGTCCAATAATTCTGTGGTGAGGATATCCGCCAAGGTACCGTTGTTCAACCACTCTTCCAAAATAGCCACCAGGTTCGTGGGCAAGACTTCGTTTTCAAGGTTGCTTTTGAAGGTTTCCAGGCTGTCGTTCAACGTATTGACCACTTCAGCAACCGTGGTGAGGTCGCCTTGTGTGGTGTGGGACAGACTGTTGAAATTATCCGCAATCTGATTCAAGAACGAAATCACGGCGGTCATTTGTTCATACAAGTCCAACGAATTGTCGAAGGCTTGCGGGACGTACTTTTGGTACGTGGACGGGAAATAATTCCCTAGGATTGGGTAGGTCATAGGTGAAGCTCCTTTCAGTTAGAGTGCGAACAAAAGCGGTAGGAACCCGTAGGTAAGGAGGAAACACAAAAGGGAGGTGATTTTCCTTCCATTTGTGGGTTCACCTTAACGTAGTGGTTTCTGCTTTTGCGAACACGTTTAATAGACTAACATAAACAATTCATTCATCTCATCGAAAACCTGTTTTTCTACTCTTAATAGGCTCCGTCTGTACTCCATGAGTAGTTGCGCAAAAGATTGAGAACCGACTTTGCCTTCCCGGATTTGATGGAAGGTTTCCGTGTCGCTTTGGTTTAAGCCGCCGGTCATGGTCGTGTCTGTCCCGCTGGTGCTGTTCTGGTTGGTGGTGTTCGTGACGGTCTGATCGCGGTTATTCAGGTTGTCTTCGTGGTTCTCTATAATCTGATCGGCGTATTCCAGGACACTTCCGGTCGGATCAGTCACTAGTTGCAACCGGTCTTCCGGCATACTCGCGGTCAGTTCCCGGTTGAAATTCTTCTCCGACAACGTTTCATCCGTGTTTTTCGTGCCTGTGGCTTCGGATTGATCGGTCACATCCGTGTTACCGGTCATGTTCGTGGTTTGGGCGCGGTCTTTATCGGTGTTCGCCGACAAAATCGTTTTCGTGTTCGTCAACGGGTCGAAGGTGATCTTCTCACTCAAAAACAGTTGATTGTAGTAGGGCATATTCAAGTTGAGCCAATCTTCCAGGCGCATTTTGAACAACCCGATCGTTTCAAAACCGATTTCCCGCATGTAGAAATGGGTCACAAAGTGCGTTTCAAACGTTTCCCGGTAGTCTTCATCAAAGAACGGGTAGTCAAAATCAAACAACTGTCTGCGGCCTTTGTCGAGGATTTCTTTCCGGGGAAGGGAAGACCCGTAACTGAAACTGTCGATGTAGCGGCGCAATTCGATGGTGTAATCAGCCATTGGGTTGTCCTCCTGTTGTGGGATTTGCTAACTGTTTGAGTTCGTCCACAACCGCTTTTCGCAGCTTCACGCGGAGGTTCAATCCGTACAGTTCATTGATCAAGTCGCACGCTTCTTCGCGGGATTTCAAGAAGATGTTGGAACTGGATTCAATCTGTTCATCGTTGCTGTCCACTTCAGAAGTAACCATGCGTTCCCGTTTTTCCAGGTTCGCGTTCTTGATGCTAAGGTAGGTCATGACTTCATTCCAGACCGCATTCTTCTGCGTATTTAATTTATCCACCACATAAGGGGCATCGGTCTTGAAGACTTTGATGCTATCGGTATTGACACTTTCATGCGTGATAATCACGGGCGCATTGCCTTCATATTGGTTGTAAATGTTCAACATGGACAATTTGTTGTTGTCGTTGGCCGTGATGAGGACCGGGGTTTTCTGGGCGTTCTGATTGACCTTGATGATTTCTTTCAGCTCGGACAAGTCTTCGGCGAACATGCGTAAACTAGGGAACGTGGACTTATGCAAGTCATTGTTCCAGATCACCAC